ACTTCATAGGCATAACCATCGAAGCTGCTATCTTATGCAAATTGTTTATAATATCATCCCCAAAGAATTTAGTTTCTAAATACCTTGAATAAGGGATATTCCTAATATCATAAACGCACCTATATCTCTTTTTACCAATCTTAATAATATCGCTTGGCTTTGGTATGGGTGCTGACTCAGTAATAAATGTAATCTTTTTTAACTGCTCATTTAATTCTTTAATACTTAAAGAATCAATTTGCGTTTCCGTTTGGTAAGTTAAAATCTCTAATGACTTTACTGCAATATCCAACTCGGTTAAACCTTCCCTTTTTACAAGCAAGTTTTGAATTTGTTGCCATTGCCAAACCGTGACATCTTTCCAGTTCATATTTATAAATAGCTAATTAAACAAAGTTGTATCTGCCCGTTCCTGACTTAAAATCAAACTTGCGCCACGCTAATGCTAATGCGCATACGCAGTCATCCGTAAATCCCGTAGGTGCTGAATACTTTACTCCGTGTGATGTATATTGATATTCAAAAACTTCTAATTCATTTTTAATCATTCCTTCGGGATAATGTACCCGTTCTTGATGGATTGCTACTTGAAGACCTAACATTAATTCTTGCTTGCTTTGACTTGTAAATTTAAACCCTTCAATGTCCATGCCTTCCCGTTGTAATTGTTCGACTATCGGATCGCCTACTCCAGTACTATCAATTAACATCGGCGCTTTTGGTAAATTGCGGATTATATTCTGAGTGCTTGCCCAATCCTTCTGAAATCGGTCATAGTAAGCCACATTGCCACTATTATCTAAACCGATAATTACTGTCCAATCTGAGTACTTTGCCAAATCGACTCCGTAACATTTAACAATATTGGTAGAAATGTCCGATGTACACTTACGAATTGCCTCGCTTCCAAATGGATTCGCAGCGTTCTCAGCTGGGTTAGCCATGTACTCTTGTTCAAATACTACGTTTGGCAGTTCCTTTTTAGCAGAATCAATCTCAGATGTAAGAATAAATGGGTTATCATAGGTACTAAACTTAAATGATTCCCAATCTGCACTGGCATTTACCCCATTTAAGAACAAAGAATAGAAATAATTCTTACCTCTTGGAGTAGATAGAAATATTGCCTTGCCTTGAAAATCCGTTAATGTTGGCCTAATTGAGTTTTGCCATCCACTTTCCAAGTCAGGAATGTACGAAGCTTCATCGATAATGGCATAGTGAAACTTTAAGCCACGAAGATTATCTAATCGTTCTCCAGTAAAGAATCGAATCTCTCCTCCGCTAATAAGTTTAAAAGTTAAATCGCTTCGATTTGGAACTGCAATATTACTCGGCATAAGCCGTGCAAGTTCATCAAAAAATACTTTGGCAAGTTGATAAGTGGGAGTAATGTATGCCACACGTTTTCCTTGCATCGCTTCAATACAAGTTATGACCTGGCATATAAGTGATTTGCCCCATCGCCTACCCGACATGAGAACTTTAAACCTTGCTTTAGATTCTAAGACTTTAGCTTGGTTCTTGTGTGGTTTCGGGAGTACTATGTTCGTTTGCAAAACTTATTATTACTTCTTGTTTCTCCTCGTTCTTCGCTCGGTCAGTCCAACCTAAAAGATTCTTTGCATAGAAAATACCTTTGCCTTCATTAGCTACAACATCCGCTGCCAATGCTCTAAATAATTCATCAATCTGCTTGGTTATTTTATAGCAAGGATGATCTTCTCTATTAAGAACTTCGTAATAAGTCGCCCTACTATAAAATTCAAATCCTTGTCTTGGTAGCCATATCAATAAAAAGAAACTAATCGTTGGTAGATGGCGCTCTCTTATTATCTTAACTCCAGCGCCCGTTGCCACCTCCTTAGTTGAGTTAAGGCAATAGTCAATGTATTCATCTGCCCATTCAAGCAATCTCTCTTGGTCAATATCTTTGGGAAGTCTTGGCATTATTTTTTAAATAAAAGTGACCATTCAGTCGGTAGTGTTAATTTCTTTTCTAAGCTAAATCCAAATTGAGCAAAGAACTCAATCCAATTTTCTTCTGATTTTATATTGATATGACCCCAAGCCTCATCTTTCTCAGGAGTTGTAAAATATGGAGTTGATGAAAATAAGAAATATTTACAATTTATATTGTTCATATAATCTATAATCTGATCATCAGTTAAATGCTCCATTACTTCAATGCTAACAATCATTTGACAATGGTCGGGATAATCAGTAATCTCTTGTAGTATAACTCCTCTTTTATAAGCAAATTCCTGATGGTATTTATTTGGCTCAATACCGTAATAATTAACTCCTTTCTTTTGCAAACATTCTCCAAGCGTACCCATGCCAGCGCCTATCTCGATTATGTCTTTAGCATATTCGATAATTATGTCAGCCGTTGCATCCATCAAATTATAATAATCAGGATTCTCAGGAGTTATTCCATTTTGTACTTCAATATCAAAAAATTCTTTGTCGCTTACACGGCTCATATTATTGTTTCTTTTGGTAAAAATTGATTGCAATTTGTATGCCCTTCAGCTTGGCTCATTCTATAATCTCTACCAAGTCCTTGAGCAACTGCCATAAAACTTGATTGATTGCCACTAACATATTTTGCACCTAATTGTAATTGCGCCAATTCTAAATAATCCTTTATTTCGTATCTCTCAATCAAATGTTTATACGGCTCATATTCAGATTCTAAACCAATGAAATAAACATTATCTGAATTGTCTTTTAAAAAATTAATTTCTTTAATCCAATCCGTAGTTAAAGATTTATATCTTGGAGTTATATTAATAAAACTATTATTTGATTTTATTGGCTCAACTTTTAACCATCCTTGTTTCCAAGTTTCATCTATAATCTGAAAACTTTGCAAATGCAATTGTACTAAATGAGTTAAATGTAAATCTATATTTGAACGGAATAAATCTAAATTATATATTGTACCAGTCAATTCTCTGCCTTTTTTAACTTCGTAAATATATTCCTGAGATTCTAATAATGGTAAAATCGTGTCATATAAATGGTCGGGTAATTGTACATTAAAAATACCTCCGCCTAATGCCTTAATAGTAGGCAAAGAATAAATCACATCTCCAGTTGCGCCACTATGATAAAAATTATTCATTTTTATTTTCAATTATCGATTTGCTCTAATTTTCTTATTGCCCATTCAATACCTTCAGTACCTCCCCAACAATCCCACATTAAGCCTCCGCATCCTTCGCCATAAGGAACATCTTTACTTTGCTGATGCCTTTTAAACGAAGCCATTCTTGCAATCGTATCTCTTGTAATATTCTCACGATTTGCTAATTGGTTAGCACGAATTTTTCCTACTGGAGTTCCGCATGATCCCCAACCATTTTCTTCAACATACTTTAAGGCTCTCTTTGCATTGTTAACCGCTGCCTCAGGATAGTCGTTATAACTATCAGCAAAAGCAAACTTCATTGCTTTAGTATCCGTATTTATTTTTATTAAGTCAATTTCGGTTTGGTTATTATCATAATGTGTGCCAATTCCCAATCGTTTAATTAGCATCCATTTGTATTGACCATTAGTAAAGTAAACCCTTGACTTTGGTATTCTTAATCTTTCAGCCATACGATAAACCTCTGAAGAATTATATTCATTTCGCCTTGTTATGATATAGACTTCTTTGCCTTGCAAGATATTCCTTTTCGCAATCTCTTGACCTCTTGCCGTAGACAACGTGTCATCGAAATCAAAAGAAACCTTATTAATATCTGCTCGATATTCTCCGCTTGCCAATATAGCCTTCCATACTTCATTTGCTTTTTCTTCCGTTTCATAAATACAAGCACCGTTACCGATGCGCCATTTATCATTTGAACATTTTATTACTGGCATTATTCTATTAGTTTACTATAAATAGCCAAACGCTCTTCATTAATTTTAAATAAATCGTAATGCTCTCGGACATATTCAGCATTTGCCTCGCCAAAATCCGTTCTCATTTGTGAACTAAATGCCATTCGTTTTATATCTCTCTCCCAATTATCAACCCAGCACACCGTTGGAATGTCATCGTATGGCGCTCTTTTAATTGCCATCAATGGAATCCGTTTAGCGCCAGCTTCTAATGCCTTTAGATTCGATTTTAATCGGTTAAACTTATTGTCAAGCAATGGAGCAAGTAATATATCCGCTTCCAGGTAGAAATTCATATATAAATCTACGGGCATCGATTCAAGAATCTTGTGGTTTAATCTTTCTCCAGCAGTAAACCAATCGCCCATCTGCTTCCAATGAAACTCATTTGCTTTATTCCAACCGCAAAGAAGCATCCGTGTCGATTCTTTAAAAGATTTAGACTTGGCTAATTCTCTAATCGGATTCTTTAACTGCCTCATATCAGGAAAGTGAGTAATGCTACCCGTGTGCGCAATGTTAACAAATTCGTTTACATTTCTTACCGCAGTAAATTGGTCACGGTCAAACGGTAAGGCATTCGGCAGAATATAGCAGTTAGGATTTATCTTAATAATCTCAAGCCGTAATCGGTTGTGAGTTGTCGTAACGAGATCCGCTACTTTAATATAATTCTTAATTACTTGAGTGACTCCTAAAGACCGATAAGTTGGCGCAGATAAATGCTGAGAAAATAACTCCCAATAATCATCAATATCGACAATTAATTTAAAGCCTAACTTAGCCTTCCATTTTAGTAAATCAGGCAATGGTATCAATTCACAAAACCGATTGACCACGACCACGTTTATCGCCTTCTCAATCAGCATCTCTTCGGTCATTGTATCCGTGATAATACAATACTCCTTTTTCATTACTGATAATGGCAATGCAAGGCGATGGTAAGTGACTCCTGAATGTCTACTTCCTACGGCGCAGATTCTTAGTTTGGACATCGTTTAGTTTTGGTTGGTTGAGTTTTGCAATATACTTTATTCCTTCGTAATGTGCGGATAATCTTTTAAGCATATCAAAGACACATGATCCACACCACGAATTAAAATTAAAATCTTTATTTACATATTTACGATATAAACTCGCATATTCTTCAAGCACTTCTCTTTCTATGTTTTTAGTAAACCCTAAAGCAACTGCCTCAAAGTTTATGATATTGGCTTCAATAAATGCTATCTCTTGCTCGTTCATAGTTTGTTAATTAATCTAAAAATGACCGCTCCTAAAATCCCTGAACTAAATACGATTGCAATCCATTCTTGGAACTGCATAGGTACGACAATTAAAACGATGGCGCTCCAAGTACTTAAACAAGGAGTACAACTAAACGGTTTAAAGTTTAGTCCGAATGACTGATAAAGATTTGTCATCGTAAAAAAGACTGCAAAAGAAACGGCTGCGATTATAGTGATCATTTGTTTGTTTGGTAAATTTCATCCTTAACTAAACTCCAATATGCCTGATCATCTGCCTTTAGTTTTTGTTGAAGTATTAACTCGCAGATATACAATCCAAGTTCTTTAGCAAATACCTTGTTCCCACAAAAGTACAAAGAATTTAAGAGTAAACTATTTGCTCGTTCATCAGGCTTCATCCCTTATTTTCTTTTTAATGTTTGAAATCGTTTTGACTATGGACATATACGGAATGCCAGTCTTTCTCGAAATCTCCGTTTGATTAAAATTTAATTCGACATAAGTATCGAGAAGCATATCTTCATACCAGGATAATTCTTTTCTTGCTACCTCCACTCGATTAAATAGCTTTTCTTTATATTCCTTAGATTCATCCTCAATCTGCACTAAATCTTCTAATCCATCTATTGATTCATACTTTGCTCTAAAATGTCTGAAGAATGGCTGATTCATGCCAGTACTATAAATCATATTTAGCATACATCTGACAAGCCAAAACTTTAATCCATTGCTTCCGTTGTTATTATAAATCGACCAAAATTTGTCTTCGGTTATAGAACAAAGATTCACAAACATTTCTTGCTTGAGTTCTTCCCTTAAATTTGCTGGGTGCATTTTCATCAAGGCTTGTTTAATCTCCTTTGAATTATAAAGTTCCTCAATGATTTGCGACCTGGTCATTCCTTTGATTTTCTGATTATCTCAAAAATAAAATAAACGATAAAAGCCACTTCGATAATTCCTACCGCAATGGCTTCCCAAATTAACCTTTCCACTTTTCTAATTCCCGATTCAAATACCATTGAGCCTTTTCTAAATCTTGCTTCTTGTTTCCTTTCTTATCAGCTCGAAGAATGTATTTAACTACATTGCCCAAATGAAATCCTAACTCAAAAGACTCAATGACATCTATGGATTCAATGCCTCCTTTGCTTTTATAGTGCGGAGGCTGATTGACCCAATCGGTATCATCTTTGATAACTCCCTGATAATTAATCTTTTCCATGCTCAAAGTTATTTAAATTTTATGCAATTCCAAATAATCCTTTATTTTTTTTGTTTGTCGGTATGCTGGGTATGATGCACCGCTTTCCATTTTAATTCGATTAAGGTTTATTTCTAGGCTATAATTTAAATCGTGATAGGTAGCGCAATCAATAACTAATTGAATCGTAGGTCGTTGTATTCTCATTGTAATCCATTTAACTGCACTCAGATGGTTATCCTTCAAATCTCATCTGCTTTAAATCTCTTGATCAAACTCTCGCAGTCATCTATTGATCTTACGACTGCGTAATAATACCCATGTGCTAAAGCTATTTGCTCAAATGCTTTTTGATTTGGTTGCTGAGTTCCTTTGTCAATCTTAACCTCAACAAATAATCCGTTCCAATTCTTATTTGAAACCATCCAAAACATATCAGCCACTCCAGCTTTAACTCCTTCCATCTTTAACTTAATAGCTACTAGCCTATGCCTTACTCCTCCATTTGGAATAGCATAGAAATAAAAGTCCTGAGTCCAATCTAACCATTTGCAAATTGCTACCTGGAGTTTATGCTCATGCTCATTCCTCATGCTATGACCTTATCAATCTCAATCTTTAATTTTGAGAATGTATCAGCTGAAATCTTATTCCAGTTTCTTCGCATTAAGAATGCTTCTATTCTGTCACTTACCGCTCCAAGTAAATTGTAGTGATGTCCTTTGTTTCCATAATAGGAAACTTTAAGATCATTGTAATCTACCACACAAATCTCGCCATCGAGTTCGTAGTGCATTAATTTTATTTTCTTCATTTTATTTATATATATATTCTTTAATGCCACCATTAGCCGAACACGGGAACTGGGTAATCCTATTTATTTCCTTAATTAAATCGGGTCTATAAACTTGAGTAGTTCCATCTTTACAAATGCAACCAATGATATTTAATTTTGGAGAAATTGTTTGTTCAATATCTGAACAAGAAATAAATAGGAATGCAAATACTATTATTTTTTTCATGATTTGTCAAGTTATACCTTTATTTTTTTTATAATTTTTCAAGTTATAGATTTACTTTGTGACATAATTTGTCGGATATTACCCTCACTATGTGACATTTTATTATTTAATGTCGGATTTTACCAACAATAACATTAAACATATTTTACATTTTACTGCAAATTGTCAAATATCTTTAACATTATAAGTTTTGTTGTAATATTTTTCTGATGTATAATAAGCATTTAGCTCATACAATTCTCCAATACATCCATCAGTAAAAGCATCTTTTATCTGCTCTTTCTCCATTTGTTTTGCTTGTTTAAAATATTCTTGCTTGTCCATATTATAAATGGCATCTCTCGGAATCATTCTTTCCAATCTTTCGTATATCCATTCTACTGCCGTTTGTTTATTGCTCATTGCTATTATATTTTAGTCTTCCGTGACTTGTGTATAACCTTAAATCTATTGTATCCGTGTAGATATCCTCAGATTCGGAAATTCCGAATACCCAATTTGGCTCATTATTTTTTTGTATTGTCTGATTATTTTTCAACGCACAATAATAAGCATAGCAAATTAATGCCAGCGCAGTTCCATAAATTAGTTTTCTTTTCATATTATAAACAAGATTTTAAAATTTCATAACAAAGTAATCTTGGTATTTTACTTCTTTCGTAAGCATTAGATAATCCCTGAGTCCCAGTTCTTGATCCTCTTGGAGCTTCATCGTGACAAGCTTCTCCATTTTTGCAAATTGGTCTTGGATTCCAAAAGATATTATTTGTCCAAATGTCAGTTGGCTTCATTCTTTCATCTCCATATTGACAATAACTAATAGTTTGTCTTGGCAAATTTTTCATAAAATCCATTTTTCTTAATAAACCTCTTGGGTTTTCAATAAAAAAATATTTAGGTTTATAAAAATTAATTATCTCAATTGTCTTTTTTACTATTTCAATTCCAAGTTTAGCGCTTTCAGTCTTTGGAATATAACCTTTGTCCCCCCCCCCCCAATGATGACCTAATGAAGCTACACTAAAAGCAGTGCATGGAGGACTTGCCCATATAACATCAGGAATAAAATTTATATCATTAGGATTAAATTCTAATATATTTTTGACATACGATATATTTTCAAAGTCATTAATATCAGATGATAAAACTTCAAATCCCATTCTTTCAGCTATTTTACCAATAGATCTGCTCCCAGCAAATAATTCTAATATTTTCATTATTCGTTTGGTTTAATAGTTCCATCATTATCAATATGACAATCAAATGTAACTAAACTATTGATAAATTTAATATAACCTTGAGTTTTGCAGTGCATTTTACGTTCTTCAATATCTTGAATCGTAGAATATTTATTCCAAAGTTCGATTCGTTCTTCTTTTGATATGGTTGGAATCTTAAATTGTTCCAAGTAATCGAATAAAATTGATAAGCCTCCAGCGATAAACGTAAATTTTTTATCGTTCTTCTCGCAGAATCTAATCTGATTTGCATATTCATTAGCCGTGTCAATGGCTTGCTTCTTTAATTCTTGGTCACTTGGTTTTTCTTTCACTGGCTCTATTGGTTTAGGTAAGTTTTTCATTTCTTGTCTAACATACTCCTGATAAGCACTCATAATTCTTCCAAAGTATTCACAAGAAAAATTCTCATAGCATTTAGAATCCATATTTAACTTGCCAGCGACTGCCATTTCAAAGGCAAGTTTTATCTCCTCGCAAGTATTATTACCAAAATTAGATTTAACAAAATTGGTTAATACAAACTTTTCTTCTTCAGTTGGTAAATTGCTTCCTCGTAAGCCAACCAAAAGCATCGAGTAACGTAATGCTTGCTTTATATCTTCTTCGTTTCTTACACGCAAAGTAATGGCGCTTTGTGCTTGTTTTATTGCTAAGGCATTACCACTTCCGTAATGCTTCCATTCTTGCGGCACTTGTTCCAAGTTTCTCAGTTGTATTTCCATTATTGCTAAATTTGTTTGCGTTAGTTAACCAGGTATTTATTCGTCTGCTAATATCAAAAAACTTTTCTACTTGCCATCGTTCTTTCCCTTTGTTATTTTTCTCTGACCAATAAGAATAAAAATTAGTGTATTCAATTCCTAAATCAGCAATATAGGGAGAAAGCATTTCGACCAAATTATACTCTTCTTTTATTTCATTTACTTTACTTTCCTTTTCTTTACTTTCCTTTACTTTACTTTCCTTTGTTGAACGGTCGTTGAACGGTTGTTGAACGGTCGTTGAAATTTCTATTCCTCTTCTCTTGTCTGCGCTCTTTTGACCAGCAATTTTCCTTTGTTCTTTCATCTTAAAATATGGCTCTAAGTAAACCAACATCTTAGGACTAAAGAATTTTTGTTCTTCGTCAATCTCAAATAATCCGTAGTTACAAATAGCCACTCTTACCTTTGCTTCAGATACCCCAAACTCTTCGGCTAACAAATCTAAATCCTCTAATGGATACATTAAGTCTTGTTGTTCTCTTAACGTTTCTAATAGCATAAAATAAATGCCATAACCCTCCGTTCCAAGTTCCTTGCGCAACCTACGGATTTTCCTATCATGTCTTGCGTTGCAAAAATGTGGGAAATAAAATGCTTCTTTTTCCATATTAATTTTTATAAAAAATAAATGCCTTACAAATCCACTGGCTCTCGACTTCCAATTTCATTATAAGGCACTTAAAATCTTTAATCGCTATAATGTCGAGAGGCGATTGTTTACAAATATAATAATTTAAATCTCATTCCAATCATTTACTCTTTGTAAAATTTTATAATTATTTGTTGATTTTAGTAATTTAATTGCCTTATTAATTTCATTTTCATCCACTAAGTCATTATTAATTTTTTTATAATTAAACATATTTGTTTGAATACAATTTGTAGTAAGATAATCTTTTGTTTCTCTTGATGTTAAAGTATCAATTGAAATTTCATATTTATCTTTTGCAATTTTTCTAAAATAATGTATTGTAAATCTATATGGCATAACTGCCAAAACCTTATCTAAAATATTCATAGTATTTATTGTTTAAGTTATTACTAAACCGATTTACAAAGTCTTTTAAGAAAATACCCAGCATAAATAGGATGGTCGTTCTCAAATAACCTGGCATAGTCCGAAGTATAATTATTATTGACACGATACTTGTCATTAGTTTCAATCATAGTGTGATATCTAATAACTTCAAATATTTGCTTTGCTCCTAATCTTACATAACCACGATTGATTAATTGGAATGCTATGCGCTTAAATTGAACGTACACCTGAGGATTCTCTTCGTGATAATTTTTGAAGCTTGCTTTCATTTGGTTTAAATTTTGAGGTTTGATACAATTTTTTGTAATCCTTTTGCAATTGCTTACTCAAATGGTCTTGCCATTGGTTGAATGTTAGTTCTTTCATCTTAATAAATCTACGATTAAATAAAATATCCATACTGCTATGATTCCCACGATGCCTACCATCGTGAGAAACTCTGCTACTTCAGTTGAATTATTCGACTTGCCTTGATTTTTCATCTTGCATTTGTTTAGCTATTATTTGAACTTCTGCCATTACTTCAGGATATTTTACATATCCATTTTCTCTATTCCTTGTATTCCAATAGACTACTTGCTGAACATTTAAAACATTCCATTCTCTTGCGCTAAAAGGCAAAATACCTTTCTTATTTAAGCTATCAGCAACCGCCTGATGTATATTACTTTTTTTTATCTTAATCATTATAGTATTGTTTTTTTAATTGATGTTGTACTTGACTTAGCTGGAGGATAAAACTCAAACGATTCGCCCGTTTCTTCATCTACGGTAATTGTTTTATTCTTGATCCCTTTACAAAACTTCTCGACTTCCTTTTGCTTCTCTTTTAACTCATCGATTTGTTCTTGTAAATCTACCCATTGCTTGGTTGCACTAAAGTCGTACTTAGTTCCGACCTCAGCCACTTGCATCTCGACACTATGAATTTCAAATCGACCTTTGTCGTATTTTAAAAGTTCGTCAACTGCTTGCTCCTTTAATGTCTTCTCAAGTTCTGAGAATAGAAGCTGGTACTTCGATGCGATTGCAAGCAAAGACTTTATGTCCTTGCCACCTTCTTTGACTCCTTCGTTAATCAAATGAACCAAGTGATTAATCTGAGCCTTGCTCATCTCTTGGATAGGGTTATGACCGAATAAGCCTATCTCGAATTGTTGTGGATTAAATTGTATCTCTTCCATAATTAAATTTGTTTAAAAATTCTTGTGAAAATCTTTTATCTTTTACGGCATTCTCAAAACATTGTTTTGTTATATTCATTTCAAAATTTAAGTCTTTTTCATCAACGTTAAGCAATTTTAAAAAATGAACTTCCAGGAATGCTCTCTCATAAACTTCTTGGTATTTTATTTCGTGGTCTTCCATCGTTAAAAAGGTAAATCGTTTTCAACTAATGTAGCGCTGGGAATATCAAAAACGGGCGCTGGCCTTGAAGATTGAGCGCTAAACCCTTCCGTTCCTTTAATCTTAAAGTTACCTAAGATAGGCGCATTGCTTTCGGGAGTCTTTACTCCATCTTGCGTGATGAAACCGAAGTTTCCGTATTGATCAGCATCCTCTTTTAAGAATCCGCTGATGTTAAGGTAAGTACCTTTCTTACCTTTGTACAATTTAGACTTGTCTAACAAATCTACGTTAATTGAAATGCTTACTAATTTGCTCATGCGATTGATTGTTTAAATGTTAAAAGTTAATTTTTTAGTTGTAAATAATACTATAATATCTTTATTTCCATTAATTAATTGTTGAGAGTTAGCATAATAGCTATTTAACTCTTCTAAAGATTTACATTTGTCAATCTCTTGTTTCCATATTTGTAAACTTTTAGCCTCCTCTTTCCCGTGAGTATTTGTAGCATCCGAATCTTTTGTGTCATCCAATGCAAATAGTCCGTTAAGTGCATACTTCCTAGCATAAGAAGAACTCGCTCCAGTTACCTGGCTACCATCCATTCCTTTCTTGCTTTCTTCTTCTCTTGCATAGCCATCCGTAGAATACGTTTCCTTGCCGTTTGTGAGAGTTGCAGTAGCTTTTATGTAATATCTATCGCCTACGTTAATTATCGTGTCGGAAATCGTAATAGAATAACCCATCGGATTAACTACTTGCTTTACTGCTTCAAGGATATCTTCAGCACTTCGGTAGTTGTATTTACCAAATGAATTGAATTGACCTTTAGGTGCTTTTACTTTGTTTTGAATTAATGCTAATGAGCATTCATTCACTAATTTGTTTTCCATTTTAGTCTAAGATTAATTGTTGAAATTTTGATTTGTAAACTCTTTCCTCTCTGCAAACTGCTGCCCAAAAGTCTTCGAGTTCATCGAAATACCAGGTGCAAGAATAGAACCCAGCTTCATCTTTGAATTTTGCTTTATACTTTTTCATAGTCCTGAGATTATAGGTACGATGTGCCAAAATAAAAGATATCCAAATATTGCGATTGCAATGCTACCAAGTAAACCTTCACGGTCAGTTTGGTAAAAGTCTTTGATGTAATCGATAATTTTTTTCATTTGTTATTTGTTTAAGTATATGCAAATGTAATGCTTTTATTTTAAAACAATAACTTTATATAAAATTATTTTAATTATTTATTTAATGGTCTTATAATACAAAAATCCCCACCGGCATGACCAATGGGGATTCTAATACTTAAACCTATTTAACTATGAAAACACAAACCTACAAAATTTTTCCGTCTTTAATCTGAATATTTTTAACTTTTGATTTACCATTCTCAATTTCTACAATGGCAAAGCCATGATTGTGCATACTAAATGGCATATACTTTGGACTAAGATGAGTTAAGCAACCAGTAGAGTAAGTATTTATAAACTCTTTAAAACCAGTTTTCTTTTGGGTATTGCTTGTCCGATGAACGTGACCTATTAAAGTATTGCAAATTGTCTTGTTAAATAAATTCTGACTTGGATTTACTCCGCCTCCGCCATACAATTCATGACCGTGTAATACAAGTAAGTCTCCCATCTCCATTCCTTGCCAATCTTCGATCATTGTGATACCTAATTTATCTAACCTAAAAAATATATCAAATTGAAGATCATGTAACTGGGCAAATTCTTCTGCCTGAACTTGTAATGCCCTTGCAAATCTATTTTCGTGATTGCCAAGTTTATAATAAATTGGTATTGTTCTGAATATATCTCTTAGCCTTTGTAAAAAATCTCTATTCATATCTACTTCCCTTTTGAAATCCCTCATCAGGGGGTCGCGCTCGTGTCGACTTATGGAATATTGATCAGTTACGTCTCCATTCAGATACAAGCAATCAATGTTTTCTTCCTTTAAATGCTTGATAGCACAAGTCAAAGCTTGCAAATCATGATATGGAAAATGTATATCAGATAAGATTCCAATCTTTTTTAAATGCGGAGGCAGTTTAGCCGACACATATTCTTTGCCAATGCTTGGTTCTATTCCAAAGTTATCCAAAGTTTCAAGATTATAGTTTGCGACTAATGGCGGAATGATTTTATTTATTTCTTGTAATGACCTATCCTTTGAAGTTATATTCTTTGTAATCATAAACTTTCTCAGGGAGTCAGCATTTTGATATCCATACATTTCAAAGAATTGTTTATGAAAATCAGTTTTACTTAGGTTTGTAGAATAAAAATGCTCTCTAATCTTAATAATCTTATCTTCCATTTTCATATTCTTCCATTAATGTATCGACCAAAAATTCGATATTGTTTAGCACTTTCATTCGTAAAACATAGGCAGCATCATCGACGTGTTCGATATTCTCCATTACATCCATCATGGTATCCAGTAAATCCTTTGCTCTTGATTTTGGCTTCTCCAATGGTTCAATGTCAATTTTATACATAGAAAAATTTAAGGTATATATATCCAAAGATTATTAATCCTTGAAATATGATAGTCAATATACACCAAGTTGGAATGATATTGGTTATTTTCTCTTTATTAATTGATGAATTATCAGTATGCAAACTGGAAACGTACATATTTTTATACACGTTTTCGATTGAATCTATATTAACGGTAGCTTGAATGTTGCCCTTGTAAGACCTTATAATTATCTTTCCTTGTGGAACGGTAATCTTAGAGTAGAAAGTGTTTAAGATGCCCGTAGAATCGCAAGGATTCTCAATGATTAGCGTATCATATATCGCATTGAATTTAGTAATTACTTTGTAATCACGGATTGTGTCAACACGAATCTTTTCTTTTTCGATTATGACCGATTTTTGTGGCCGACATGAAATAAAAAAGTTTGCAATTAGCAAACAAAGGATTAGTTTTTTCATGAAAAGTAAAGTTCTGATTCAGCGTTTCTTCGAAGTGTCAATCCATTTAAGACTTTGCCTCCACTCTTATTCCATTTTAAAAATTCTAATTTAATTGACTCATCATTTGGGTCGGCATTTACTTTTTTAAGCAAAGTGCTTTTCTTTAAAGACCCAGCGCCCAAGTTATAGCAAAATGATACAAGGGCATCGAATTGGTTCTGATTAATGTCATCACGGCAAAACGAGTCAACGCTCCGTTCATAATGTTTAATAACGTTTAGGAATATATCGGTTGCTCTTGCTTCGCTAATGGGTGCATCGGTCATTCTAACCTTTGTCCCGTCTTCGTAATAAGTGCAACCGATTGAAATCGTTGGAATACCAGCTGGACATAAGTAGGGCTTGAGTTTAACTCCCTCAAACTTCTTTATTAGGCTTAGTCCTTTTTGGCTTATTTGGTTGATTTTCATCTAATTTTGCTCTTAACTCAATGTTTTCACTTCTCAAATTATGAATCTCGGTAGTTAAAGAATCAACTTTAATTTTTAATTCCGCAACTTCCGCTTTTAGGTCTGTTGCCATTTCTCTCCAAATTTTTATAGCTTCTTGAACGTTTGTAATTTCAGAAGATTCAACTTCTATTTTTTCTTTTTTGCGACCAAATAGCCAGGTAATTAATGAACCAAATAAACCCGTTGCGCCTGGTATTATTACCTCTTCCCAATCATTCATTATTCGCCTTCAATTTCAGGTGCAACTTCTTCTTCGATTGGAGTAATTACTTTCTCTTTTAAGCCTAATGTTTCAAGCGCCCATTTAACGATAAATGAGTCATCGATTCCCCATTGAGCCACGATAGGCTCAGGGATAATCAGATTGCCTTCTTCAATCATCGGATTAAATTGGCTCATTAATTTAAAATACAAAGTTTGCTCAGGATTCTGAAGAGCATAATTAACGACCTTTATTTCTACTCGGTCTGCTATTTCTCTAACACCTTTAACTGGCTCAATGAATACTATCATATTAGTCTTTAATAAATATTTCTAATAACTGCGCTTTGGCTAACACGGTAAATGACTCTGAATCTTTTACAAATCCTTTTAAAGTTTCTTGGTCTGACTTGTCTAAATCTAAGACTTCGCCTTTAAATAACTTCTTTGCCCAATCCCAAAATTTAAGTGCATCGCCTTTAGATGCGGAGGCTAATGCGCCAGCTAACATTTTACCAGCATTACCACCCTCAAATACTTGGTCATCAAGACCGATAAAGTCAAAGTTAAAATCTAATTTCATTTGGTTGTTTGTTTAGTTTACAATCATAAATAGCTATTATTCAAAATTTTACCAATACCTAAATGTGCCGTTAGTATTAAGTAATATTTTAAATCCTAAATTTCTTAGCTTTGGCTCATTACTTGCCTTATCAATATTAACTAATTCGTAACTATCAAATATAGCAACCCAATCTCCATTAGGTTGAACCATTGCCGTATGAATTTGCCTTCCTTCGTGAAAAATTCTATAATAAATTCTAATGCCAAACATAGTCGCATCTTGATAAGGATAATCTATGTTTATTTTGACTTGACTTGCTGGAGTCCAAGAATCTCTTACTGGATTAATTGCATACATATTACCAACCGCAGTAAAAATATTTATTCCTGAATCATAAGTCAATGGGAATTGCTGACTCGGATTATTTCTATCATTAATCGAATAATCCCAAGTCAAATTATTAGGATTAATAGGAGTTCCAGTATTTTGATTGCTATCTCTACACGTTGCAGTTCCTAAAAATTGGTAATTATTTGCCCAATCTATTGATGAATCTCTATTATCTACTTGAGTTCCACTAACAAAGCCTTTAAAATTAGTTATTTGTCTTCTTGGAACAACGGTTGAACTTGAATTAATAATTAAATTATCGCCAGGTCTTCCCGTTTCAGGTTGTGAAATAGAAGACATTCTATAATAATCAATTACTAAATTTATTCTTACTGCAAATAAATATTGACCAACGGGAACGGTTACATTATTTTGTTGAAATATAAGTAATTCATTAGGTACAATACCTTGAGAATAATAAAAATAAGTTTGATTAATAAAAACTGAAACGTGATCAACAATTCTTAGATGTCCAGGTAATGTAATTCTTGCTGCTAATAAAGTAGAATTAGTACTTGGCTGGTTGCCTATCGTTACAATGTAATTATAATAAGCCTCATCCGTTGGAGTTGCATTTATAGGCGATGCATGATTAAAACTATTATTAAGAACATTTGAAGTAAATGAAAAAGATGGCGCTCCAAATACATAAGTTTCAACCGTATTACTTTGAGCATAATTGTTAATTATATTACCGCCATATGCGGAAGCAAAATTGGTATAATTTCCGAACTGAATTGCCCTTATTGTAAATACAAATTCTGCAAAATAGTCAATCGGTAAAGAATTTGAAGTTGTAAAAGTAACCGTTCTGCCACTTACCGAAGAACTAAAAGGACTTGGCACATCGATCATACTTACAAATTCGAAGCCATTAGGCAAAACATCTGACATCACAATTTGTCCACTTGTAGGATTTGCCAAAATTCGCATTTGAATCCTTACCGTACCTGACTGATTTATATTAAATGCGCCTGGCATTGACTTTCCTAAAGTCATATTCGGATAACCATATGAACAAGTACCGTATTGATTTGCCACCGATTGCCCATTGGCATCGAGCCATTGATTGCATAAAGCCGTTGCATTAGTATTCGCATTAGCATCTGCATCAGCTTGGCTTATAGTACTTGTATAAGTAGCCGTAAAGAATGGAGAATAAACCTCTTGATTTGAACCTACTCCATATTGACCGCAGTCATTCTTTTGTATTGTACGGACTAATCTTTTAGTGACTGAACTTGTCCACGTTTCTGCGCCACCGATTAAAGTAGTGGTTGTATTTGAAGTTTTTGATATTGCTTCCCCTCCGCCTGATACCGTTGCATAATTATAGTAAGTAGTCGATATATTAGGCTGAACAATTATTTGAAGTGTTAAAACTCCATTTGGTTGCAATACCCCGTTATAAGTTCCAAAGACATTATAAGTAAATCTACCGACATCAATTGAATATTGCTGAACGGTTATATTCCAACCAGCGCCTCCGTAAGTAATATAAACTAAACCCTCTTGTAGATAATCAGATATTTGTATTGGCGCAGTCGTTGCCGTAGTTCCGTTATTTGTAATAGTCAAAAAATAGGAAAATGACTGATTTAAATTGCCAGCCGTAGCACCCGATTTACTAATCGTTAAATATGGATTAGGTACGTTACATCGTTGGCAATAAAGATACCATTCAGTCGGGAATACCGTTGGTAAACTGCCGTCAGGTCTTGGAGTATAATATTGATTTAAAGCAATCGTTTGCCCACTTGAATTTTGAAGTTGACCAAGTTCAGCTAATGTAATAGAAATAGGAGGATTCGATAAAGATTCCCCCGTCATTTCATTATAAACATCGGCAAAAGACATTTCGCCACTTCCTTGTAATGGCATCTATTTAGAAGCTAAAAGTGTTTCTAAATTTTTGATTTTAATATTTTGTTCTTTAATCGCTTCAATTAATAAAGCTGATATGTTTCCGTATTCAACTCCAAGAATACCATCGTTGCCTTTGTTTACAATCTCAGGAAGAACCGTTTGAATTTCTTGAGCAATTACCCCAGCATGACGCTTTGAATCATCCTCTTTAAACTCATAAGTATATCCGTTTATTTGCTCAACTTTTTCTAAAGCATTTTCAATTTTTAAAAGGTTTTTCTTTAATGTAATATCTGAGTTTGCAGTAATTGTTCCCGTTGCTCTTATTGCACCTGATACGTACAAGCGCTCCCCGTTGTCAGAGGTTGTTCCAATAAGACAATTATTTGTTGAAGTTAAAGTTATTGTAGTATTTCTATTAGCACCAAAAGCCATTCTATCAGTACTATGATTATAATTTATAAAACCTTGATCATATAAACTTGATGCCCCATCTCCAAATCTTATTGCTGATAATGTACTTGTGCTTGATGAAACTATTTGTAAACCAGCAGTAGAAGTATCATTTCCAATTGTTAATCCTTTAGCAGTAAACCAACTACCAGCATCATAAGCATCACCAGGAGAAGTATTAGAAATTCCAACGTTGCCAGCATTAGTAATAGTTACTAAATCTGCTGCATCAGTATTATTCGTAATTCTTAATGAATCAGAATTAGCACCTAATTTTATATATGAATTTGGTACTCCAGAAGAATATCTACCTATTTCTAATTTCCCATTATTATCATTCTTGGTGGATATGCCACCAAATACCGAAAGTGTTCCATAAGTTCCAGTTGGACTACCACCAACTCCAACACTACTCGAAAAAGTGGCTGCGCCTGTGGAGGCTATGGTAAGTCTAATATTATTACCACCTGACATTAATATTAAATCAGATTCAGAACGAATACCAAAACTTGTTTCTCCAGCTGAACTAATAGCACCACCATTACCTAAGTATCCTCTTAAAGTAGCACCACTTGATTGAAAAGTCATAAATCCACCATTAGTCGATGTTCTAAACAAACCCCACTCTCTTCCTCCGTTATTTATAGATGTTATTGGTGTTGTAGCATTTCCAGTAAAAGTAGCACTTGTGCCATTTAACGCACCCGTTAATGTACCTCCAGTTAATGGTAAATATCCACTTAAATCAGTAGTATATTGAGGAATATTTAAAACTCCAGTTGTAGAATTATAAGTTGATGCACCCGAAGTTCCAGTTGTTGTTAAAGAAATTAATGCTCTTACACTTGCATCGGTGTAAACCGTACCCGAATAACTAATCGCCCCCGTAGTATTATTATAAGTAATCCCCGTGCCTCCGCTTAACGAAGTCAAAGAAATACCTCCAAGTCCAGCAAGAGTGTAATTTGGTACGTTTATTACTCCCGTTGTATTATTGTAGGTAGATGCGCCACTCGTTCCCGTTGTTGTAATTGAAATTAATGCCCTAACCGAAGAATCCGTGTAAACCGTGCCACTATAAGAAATAGCACCCGTAGTCGAGTTGTAACTTATTCCCGTTGAGCCACTTAACAAAGCACGAATGGAAGCATCGGTATAAACTGTCCCCGAATACGAAATAACGCCCGTCGTGGAATTATAAGAAATGCCCGAAGTACCTGATAAGAACGTGGCACTAATTCCACCAAGACCAGCAAGCGTGTAAGTAGGCACGTTTAAGACACCCGTTCCACTTGAGTAAGTAGATGCGCCTGAGTTACCCGTTACCGTTAAGCTAATAGCACCTCTCGCCCTTGCATCCGTAAAATACTTATTTGTCGGAGTGGCAAGTTCTTGAATGTCATCCGTATCCAAGACAACCGTTCCAACTAATCCGTTTACCGAAATTACTGCTCCACCAATCGCAGCTTGTAATTCAGCAATAGTCTTTTTAAATAGTTGCCCCGTAGTTGCATCGCCAATACCAAAAATATCGGTAGATAAAATTGCAGTCTTACTGACTAATTGGTTTATTTTCTTATTTGCCATTTCTTAACTTGGATATGTAAAGTCGGTTGGTATTTGACACCTATTTGAAAGCATCGGATAAATGATTGATATATCAGCCTTTACTCCAGCCAAATAATCCTTCTCGTTTTCAGTAAAAAATTCTAAGGTAATTCCTTCTCCTACATCCCAATTAAAATTTGGATGTTTGCACATCGAAATAATATCTTGGCAGATTAGTAATTGGTCAGACAAAACTTCCGTTTCGTTAGTTTCATCTTGGAGTTGCCTATCAAGAAAGAATAAACTAAATGACATAGTCAATTCTTTGCCGTTTATTTGGCTTCCAGTCAACGAATAAAACATTGATGGATAAACATTATCAGGCTGAGAAAGAAACTCCCACACATCGCCAAAATAGACCGTATTAATTTGGTCGTGGCTTTGGGCAATATCCCTTATCAGCTTGATTGTTTGGTTTAGTGTTAGTTGTTTTACTGCCATTTGTATTTAAATAAACAATTAACTTGTTTATGTTTTTGGTTGAGAATGCTTTAGGCATATTAATAATTATAATTTTTTTTGCTCTTTAAAACGTGCTGAGGATAACTCATCCCAAACAAGCTATTCTCATCTCCTAAAAATATGCTTGATTGATAACCATCTTTCTCAGGATACATAGTATCGATGCCCGTGCCAGGATTGATATACTCAGGGAATAAGTTTGTCGTGCTTACCTCTTGCAAATACTTAATCATTCTTTGCTTATAAAACTCTGCTCTTGAACGATATCGATTAGCAACATCAATTAAATCTTGCATATTAGGCTGATCGCTATTATCTGAAGTTTTACGAATTAATCCTTTATTGTAGAATTGGAAAGATAAGCCTACGGGCAATTCAGATAATACATAATAAACTAAAGCATCGGTCACATAGTCATTCAATAAAGAAGTTTCTAAATTACTTAACGTAGCATTTTCAATACCCGTTTGAAGTTTAACATATAAAGCCGTTCCTAAAGCTGGCAAGATATACATATCCTGAGCTGTTTTTATTTCGGGCATGATTAACTTGTCATCAATATTAGAATGAACCGCCGTTCTTTCTTTGATTGCATTTGCTCCTATAAATAATGTATTCTTCATATTATCCTTTCTTAATTACCGTTTGAGCAAACCAACGATGTCTACAACTTGGCGAAGCTTGACCATTTGGTTTAGTCCACCAACCACCTCGCCTATCAAATACGCTATAGCCTAATCTTGCTGATATAGATTCAATTTCTGCTCTTGAATATAACCTATCTAATTGCATTAATCGAGCGCAGAATGCACGGCTTGGATGGTCAGCTGAATTTCTTTCGTTACCTGGTATATCTGACCTCCATTCGTATGAATAACGAACCATAAAACTCGTAGTTGTTGGCTTTGGTGCATTCAATTCAGATAATGGCTTTGATAATTTTCTTTCGGTTATTCCCCTTGAAACTGAACTGCTTACAATTCCTCTTTTATCCAATCCATCTAAGACACGATTGATAATATCTAAATCAACTCCGATAGTTCCAGCAATAACTTCAGCCGTTATTCTTTTATCCTTTTGTATTAAGTCCAATACGTTAGCCTCTAATCCGCTTAATGCTTGCTCTGCAAATTCTAAATGCAAAGCTTCCTCTAATTCATTTGGAACTTGGCTAAATACCTCTCTTGATTTAAAGATTGAATATTCTTCTTTTGAAACACCAAACTCTTCAAATACACTTACAACATCATCTTCGCTAAAATTAAATCCACTTGGCGCAGTTGGAATATCTTCGCCACCTTGCTCAGGTATTAACCCAACCAAAGAACGAATCTCGTTTGCAGTCATTGACTCAAGTACCTTATTTGCAACCAACGGACTTAATGAATTGATTGCATCAATTACATCTTGAGAAGTTGACGAAGTTTTAGGCTCTAATGCTGGCGCTCCTAACTTTTCACGAATCTCGTCTTTAGTTAAATTTGCTGCTATAATTGTTTCAGTAAACTCTATGCCAATCGGCTCGACTGGTACGATTTGGAGTTCTGAATTAGCACCGTGTAATTTGGCAAGTAAACTGAATACTTGCTCAAGAAATATTTGCTTATCATTAACGTAAGTATTTTTAAAAATCTCGTAAGAATCTCGCATTTGTTGGCGAGTTCCTAATTGACCTGGAGTTGAAATACCAAATAAATCGGGAGCAGTAATTTGATGGCCAGCAAAGATATTTTGCTGAATCATTTTATCTACATTACCAAAATCTTCTTTTGTAATATCGCTTGCTCCTAAGTCTTCAATCACTGGCTTTCTTGAAGCATCGTTTACAAATGAAAGTATAAACTTCTTGCCATCGCTACCCGTAAACCTATCGGTAAACTTGCGTTCAATTTGGCGCTTCTCATCATCCGATGGCTCGCCATTTGGTAAGGTAATTAATTTAGATGCGCTGAATCCCGTTTGGGCATTACCTAAAACGTGCTTAGATATTTCAATATCTGATTCAACGTAGTTTAAAGCACCGAAATAACCTGGCAATGCGTAAGCATTTAAGTTAGGTCGATATTCCTTTAAATACATTATTTGAGTGCCTTGTCTTAACTGAGAATTAAATCCGTTAAATACCTCCCTTTTATACTTCCTATCTTCCCAATTCTCCGAATACCAAAACTGAGTGTTATCAGCATTTGTACGAATCTTAGTATAATCGACATGATAAACCTCAGCAAGATTTTCTCCCGTTACACTCCATATAATTTGTAAGTAAGCGCCTCCAAATAATTCAATATCAATAGATGCCTTTCTTAATACTTCGGTCAACGACTCCACTCGGTTAGCTTGTGCGATGAATTGTTCACCAATAGGGTCGACACCCTCTTTGATTTTGAAGCCATTCCCAGTTATGTAGTTGACCTTTCCTTTAATTATCGCATTATGCTTGGCAGACTTATTAAATAAATCGACCAAGTAGTTAGGATAATCATTCTTTTTTCCAAACTCAATGTAACCTTCTCCTTCGCCTTTCTTCTCCCGATATTCAGGTTGTCTTGCCTCCGCAAAAGTTAAAACCATTAATTGATTGCTCATATATCTCTTACTTTGTAAGTGTTTGTTTGGTTGCTATAAGTAGTAAAACTAAATTGACTTGTGTCATTTAAACTTGCTTGCCCACTTTCAAGCATTGAAGTTGCTTGCGATGGGATTAAATTAGAACTTGAAGTTTGCTCATAAATCTGATAAGACCATTCGCCAGGTAATTTAGTTGCAAAATAAGAACTTACCGTAATATTAAAAGCGTTGAATCTTTCAGGGTAAGTCGATAGATCAGCATTGTTTAAAATCACAAATGCCACCGTTTCGTTTGTATTTCTTGACTTAAAATAGAATAGATAATTAGGCGATGTCAAAGTTGCCTTTTCGCTTAATGTTAATATTATTTTATTGACCTGACCTTTGATTAAATGTATCATCAAATATAAATAGCATTAACAAAATTTCTTATATAAAAAAAGGGGAAGCATCTGCTCCCCCCTTACCCGTCAACCAAACGACTATCTTTAAGCGCCTGGAGTAGTCAATGCAG